CGAATGGGTGCGCGCGATGGTTGAAGGATCGCGCCCGATGGATAAAGGGCAGGCGCGGCGCGTGGCGCTTGTGGGCGAAACCCTGGATCAGGTGCGTGAAGTGATGATCTTTGGCGATAGCGGGATCATGGCCTGTTCGCCGCCTGACCGGCGTCCCGAGTGGCTGGCGACGCGCCGGATGGTGCGATGGCCCAACGGGGCCGAAGCCGTCGCGTGTTCAGCACATGATCCCGAAAGCCTGCGCGGGCCACAATTTGATGCAGCCTGGGTGGATGAATTGGCCAAGTGGAAGCGCGCCCGAGAGGCGTGGGATATGCTGCAGTTCACGTTGCGTCTTGGGCCGCAGCCGCGTGTCTGTGTGACGACGACGCCACGAAATGTGGACGTTCTGAAAGACCTGTTGGCTGCGCCATCGACCGTTGTGACGCGTGCCCCGACCGAAGCGAACCGTGCCTATCTGGCGTCGTCGTTCCTTGATGAGGTGCGCGAGCGCTATGCCGGAACCCGGTTGGGACGTCAGGAATTGGACGGCGTCTTATTGGACCAGGTAGACGGGGCTTTGTGGACGGTTGATCTGTTGGAGAAGGGGCGATGCCGTGATTTGCCCGTGTTCGACAGGATCGTTGTGGCCGTTGATCCGCCCGCTGGTAGCACCAAGCGGTCGGATGCCTGCGGAATCGTTGTTGCAGGTGTGGTGACGGACGGGCCGCCGCAGGATTGGCAGGCCGTGGTACTGGAGGATTGCACCGTGCAGGGTGTGTCGCCTTTGGTGTGGGCGCGGCGCGCGATCACGGCGATGGAGCGGTGGGGCGCACATGCTTTGGTGGCCGAGGTCAATCAGGGCGGCGACATGGTTGAGGCCGTGTTGCGGCAGGTTGATCCGATGGCGCCGGTGGTGCGGGTGCATGCGTCGAAATCCAAAGCTGCGCGGGCGGAACCTGTGGCAGCGCTATACGAACAGGGCCGGGTGTCGCATCACGGGGCGTTTGACGCGTTGGAGGACGAGATGTGCCAGATGACCCGTTTGGGCTTTCAAGGTGCGGGATCGCCGGACCGGTTGGATGCGCTTGTGTGGGCTTTGACGGATTTGGTGATTTCGCGGGCGGCCGAGTGGCGGGTGCCACGTGTGCGCACTGTTGCGCGCTGAGCGCGCGCTATGGTTTCCAGCCGTTAACCTTTGATCGGTAGGTTGGTTTCATCGAGGCGGCGCAATGTGGGACGCGCCAGAGATTTTGACAGAGCGGTACTACGGGAGCGTGGCCTTGGCAAAAGGCGGGCTGCGATCAGGGGCGCTGTGTCTGGAGTGCCGGGGTCTTTGGGGCATCGGCGCGGGGCTGGTCAGACGGGTTCGAGAGACCCGTCTGATCATGCCGGAAAAGAAACGGGTTTTGCGAGGAGCGCAGTAGCATGATGTGGGACATCTTTCGGCGAGGACGCAAAGACGAGGCCGGGATCGAGGCCAAGGCCAGTGCCTCGGGGCCGGTTGTGGCGTGGCAGAACATGGGCCGTGTGGCCTGGTCGGCGCGGGACACGGCGAGCCTGACGCGGACCGGGTTTACCGGAAATCCGGTGGGGTTTCGTGCGGTCAAGTTGATCGCAGAGGCGTCGGCGGCTGTGCCGTTGGTTTTGCAGGACGCGGTGCAGCGGTATGAGGTGCATCCGGTGTTGGACGTGTTGCGCCGCCCGAACCCGGCGCAGGGGCAGGCGGAATTGTTCGAGGCGTTTTATGGCCAGCTTTTGCTGTCGGGTGACGGCTATTTCGAAGCGGTGGGCGGTGGCGGCGTGCCAAGTGAATTGCATGTGTTGCGGTCAGACCGGATGAAACTGGTGCCTGGCGGCGATGGTTGGCCTGTGGCGTATGACTATGGGGTTGGAGGCAAATCGCATCGCTTTGACATGTCTGAGGGCGCTGCTCCGATTTGCCATGTGAAAGCGTTTCATCCCCAAGATGACCATTACGGGTTGAGCCCGATAGTTGCGGCCGCACAGGCGCTGGACGTGCACAATGCGGCGTCGCGTTGGTCCAAGGGTTTGCTGGACAATGCCGCGCGGCCTTCGGGAGCGATTGTCTATCGCGGGACTGACGGCGTCTCGGGGATGGGATCGGATCAGTACGACCGCTTGGTGGATGAGATCGAGAGCCATCACATGGGGGCACGCAATGCCGGGCGTCCGATGTTGCTTGAGGGTGGGTTGGACTGGAAGCCAATGGGGTTTTCGCCATCCGATATGGAATTCCAGAAAACCAAGGAGGCCGCTGCGCGAGAGATTGCCGTTGCGTTCGGGGTGCCTCCGATGTTGTTGGGCATCCCCGGCGAGGCAACCTATGCGAACTACGCCGAGGCGCATCGGGCGTTTTATCGCCTTACGGTGTTGCCGCTGGTGTCGCGGGTGACAGCGGCCTTGAGCGTCTGGTTGTCCGGGCATTTGGGTCAGGACGTGGTGCTGAAACCGGATCTGGATCAAGTGCCTGCCCTGGCCGCGGAGCGGGATGCGCAGTGGGCGCGGGTTGCGGGTGCGGATTTCCTGACTGCGGCCGAGAAGCGGGTGCTGTTGGGTTTGCCGGTGGCAGCCGATGAGTGAGCCGCGCGGGGGGTATGAACCATTCGATTGTGCGCCGGCTCTCAAACTGGAGGGGCATGAGCGGGTCACGCAACTGCGCTTTGAGGGCATTTCGGCGCGTTTGGACCGGATCGAGGGATTGATCGAGCGTTTGGAGCGTCGGGTCTGGTTGGCGGTTTACGGCGTCGCGGCGGCCGTTTTGGCCGAGGTGTTTTTGAAATTCGTGCAGGTGACGCCGTGACACGGGAAGGGATGGATATGGATTTAGAGCGGAAGTTTTGCCGGTTTGATGCGGATATCACGGTGACGGACGGCTGTGGAATCGAAGGTTACGCGTCGCGTTTCGGACAATACGATCAGGGGAATGATGTCGTTGTATCAGGAGCTTACGCTGCATCGTTGAAGCGTTTGGCAGAGGGCGGTCGCGCTGTGAAAATGCTATGGCAGCACGATCCGGCACAGCCGATTGGCATCTGGGACGAGGTGCGAGAAGACGCAACCGGGCTTTATGTGAAAGGCCGTTTGCTTGAGAGCGTGGCCCGCGGGCGCGAAGCGGCAGCCTTGGTGGCCGCTGGTGCGATCGACGGTTTGTCGATTGGTTATCGCACCAAGGCTGCGACGAAGGACAAGCAGGGCCGCAGGGTTCTGACGGAACTGGAGCTTTGGGAGGTGTCGCTGGTGACGTTTCCCATGCTGCCCAGTGCGCGGGTGGCCGCCAAGGGAGACACTTCCGACACGGCTGATCTGCGCGAGATGGCGCGTCTGATCCAACAGGCACGCCGGACATTGGTGGACGGCTGACGGCCACCCTTCAGAGATGGGAAAATCGGGATGAGTGAGACCGGGACAACGTCGCGGAACGGGGAAGATGTGTCTCCGCTGGCCCAAGTGGGTGCCGCTTTGGCGGGGTTGGTGGGCGACATGCGCCGCCAGCGGGATGAGTTCGACAAAAAGCTACAGGAACAGGAAGAACGTATGACCAAGATTGATCGAAAGACCGCATTTGCAGGGCGTCCGGCTTTGGCGGGCGGGGTAAAGACAGAAGACGTCCATTATCAGGCCTTTGACGCCTATCTGCGTACTGGCGATGACGATGCGCTGCGCGGGCTTGAGATGGATGTGAAGTCCATGTCCACGGTGGTGAATGGCGATGGCGGGTTTCTGATTGATCCGGTGACGTCGGACACCATTCAGGGGGTTCTGTCGAACAGCGCGTCCCTGCGCGGGGTGGCGTCCGTCGTGAATGTGGAGGCGTCGAGCTATGACGTGCTGGTCGATCAGGGCGACGCAGGTGCTGGCTGGGCCGATGAGATTGGCGCGCGTTCGGAAACGGGAACGCCGACCATCGACCGCATCTCGATCAAGCTGCACGAGCTGAGTGCGATGCCGAAGGCAAGTCAGCGGCTGCTGGATGACACCGCTTTCGACATTGAGACCTGGCTGGCCGGCAAAATCGCCGACACGTTTTCGCGGGCTGAGGCAGGGGCGTTTATTGATGGCGATGGCAATGACAAGCCGCGCGGTATTCTGAACCACGGTGCGGTGGATAACGATGTCTGGACATGGGGCAATCTTGGCTTCGTGCCAACGGGGGTGGACGGCGCCATCGGCAATGGTGATGCGCTGATCGAACTGGTCTATGCGCTGGGGGCTGAATATCGGGCCAATGCGACCTTTGTGATGAACTCCAAGACGGCGGGCGCGCTGCGAAAGCTCAAGGATGCGGATGGCCGTCATCTGTGGTCGGACGGGTTCACCTCTGGCGAACCGGCGCGATTGCTGGGGTATCCGGTATTGGTGGCCGAGGACATGCCGGACATTGCCACAGGCGCGGATGCGATTGCGTTTGGCGATTTCCGTGCGGGCTACACGATTGCGGAACGGCCCGATTTGCGGGTTCTGCGTGATCCGTTCAGCGCGAAACCGCATGTGCTGTTTTACGCGACCAAGCGTGTGGGCGGTGATGTCAGTGATTTTGCTGCCATCAAGCTGCTGCGCTTCTCTGTTGCCTAAAGGGTAATGGCGGACATGGGGAAGGCGGTGCGGGCTGTCTTCCTCATGGGGCGCGCGCCGGAGTGCCGGCGTTGTCTAGCCGCTCCCCTCCGTCCGAGCAGCGGCGGTGGCGCGCGTCCGACAACTTACCGGCCTCCGAGCGAGGGACAGGGTTTGTGGAGAGCACAAGATGTACTTGATTGAAGAAAGCCAGATACCGGAGGCGGCGTTGCCAGTGGCCCGGCTGCGAGACCATCTGCGCATGGGCAGCGGGTTTGTCGAGGACGGGCTTCAGGACGGGTTGCTGGGTGGATTTTTACGCGCTGCGATTGCAGCGGTCGAGGCACGCACCGGAAAGGCGCTTTTGACGCGGGATTTTCTGTGCAGCCTGCATCGTTGGCGGGATGTGACAGGGCAGATGTTGCCCATCGCGCCGGTGCAAGCGGTAACGCAGATTACGTTGGTCGATGCGTTTGGAGCCGGAGCGGTTGTCGATGCGTCGCGTTATGCGTTGGTGGCCGATGGCGATGCCCCAAATTTGGTGCCGATTGGCGGGTGTCTGCCGTCAATCCCAGAGCATGGCAGTGCCGAATTGCGGTTTCAGGCCGGTATGTCGGGGGCGTTTGGCGATCTTCCTGCCGATCTGGCACAGGCGGTGATGCTGCTGGCCGCGCATTACTACGAATATCGTGACGAAACGGCCTTGGGCCAAGGGTGTATGCCGTTCGGCGTGACCAGCCTGATTGCGCGCTATCGCCCTGTACGGCTGGGGTTTGGAACATGAGCGGGCCACGGCTGACATCGCAGTTGGTGTTGGAGCGTTTGGACGCAGTGCCGGACGGTGCAGGTGGAATGCATGAAAGCTGGGTCGCACTGGGGGTGCTTTGGGGCGAGGTCAAGCCGCGCTCTGGACGCGAGACTGCCGGAGAGGCCGGGCAGGTGTCTGTGACAGGGTTTCGCATCACGGTACGCGCCGCCCCGCAAGGCCATTCCGCGCGACCTTTGCCAGAGCAGCGGTTTCGCGATGCGGGGCGGGTGTTTCGGATCAATTCGGTGACCGAAGCCGATGCAGGCGGTCGCCATCTGATCTGCCTGTGCGATGAGGAGGTGGCGACATGAGCTATGCGGTTGCAGCGGCGTTGCAGGGCGCGGTGTATCAGCACTTGCAGACCGACGCGGGCCTGTCGGTGCTTGTGGGGGATCGGGTCTATGACGCGGTGCCCAAGGGACGGTTGCCGGATTTGTATGTGGCGCTGGGCCCGGAGCGGGCGGTGGATGCCAGCGATAAGACCGGGCGCGGGGCATGGCACGAATTCGTGGTGTCGGTGATCTCGGATGATGCGGGGTTTCAGACAGCCAAAGAGGTGTCGGCAGCGGTGTGTGATGCGTTGATTGACGCGGGACTGGCGTTGGATCGGGGCCGGTTGGTTGCGCTGCATTTCAAACGCGCTGTGGCGCAGCGGGAAAAGGCCGGGCGTCGGCGGATCGATCTGACGTTTCGGGCGCGGGTCGAGGATGACGTCTGAGGACGTCTTGGAATTTCAGACAGGGAGTGTGGGCGATGGGTGCTCAGAACGGAAAAGACCTTTTGGTTAAGGTTGATGTGGATGGCAGCGGAACGTTTGAAACGCTGGCAGGGCTGCGCGCGACGCGGATCAGTTTCAATGCAGAAGCCGTGGATGTGACGTCGCTTGAGAGCGAAGGCGGTTGGCGCGAATTATTGGCGGGCGCAGGGGTGCGCAGTGTGGCGATTTCCGGCGCGGGGGTCTTCAAGGATGCCAGTACCGATGAACGCGCGCGGCAGATTTTTTTCGACAGCCAGACGCCTGCCTTTCAGGTGATTATCCCCGATTTCGGTGTGGTGCAGGCCCCGTTTCAAGTGACGGGGCTGGAATATGCGGGGTCCCATAATGGTGAGGCAACTTATGAGTTGTCGCTGGCGTCGGCGGGGGCAGTCGCCTTCACGGCGGTGGTCTGAGCATGGCGAACCCCTGGCGTGGAGAAGTGACCTTGGTGATCGACGGGACGCCGCATGTGTTGCGTTTGACGCTGGGGGCGCTGGCGGAGCTGGAGGCAGGCCTCAAGGCGGACACGCTGGTTGATCTGGTGGCGCGATTTGAGGGCAGCGCCTGTTCGAGCCGGGATGTGCTGGCGCTGATCGTGGCGGGATTGCGCGGCGGTGGCTGGCGCGGAACGGCGGCGGATTTATTGGCGGCAGAGATTGAAGGCGGCCCGTTGGCGGCGGCGCGGGTGGCGGCGGAATTGCTGGCGCGGGCTTTTGTGCCGGTGACCGAGGCGTGAGCCGCTTTGATTGGCCGTCGTTGATGCGTGCCGGGATACGCGGGTTGGGCCTGCGCCCTGCGGAATTTTGGACGCTGACGCCGGCGGAGTTGCATCTGCTGTTGGGGCAGGGCGGTGCTGGGGCCTTGGGGCGACGTGAGTTGGACGCGTTGATGTCAGCGTATCCGGACAATCGGTCGGAGGGCCGGGAGGGACAGAATGATTGAATTGGACGGGATGGACGGGTTCGAGGCGCAAGTGAGTGCTTTGGAGGGGGCTTTGGCCGGAGCGACAACCATGGCGGGAGGGTTTCAGTCCGAGATGGCGAAGGTGCGGGAGTCCCTGAGTGAGACCGGCAAGGGGGCGTCCAAGTTGGAGGGCGCGCTGAACCGAGGATTGAGCCGGGCCATTGATGGGGTGGTGTTCGACGGAATGAAGCTGTCGGATGCGCTGGGCACAATTGCGCAGTCGATGATTGGCGCGACCTACCGCGCGGCGGTCAGCCCGGTCAAAGAGCATCTGAGCGGGATGGTGATGCAGGGTCTCAGCAACCTGCTGCCCTTTGCTGACGGTGGCAGCTTTAGCCAGGGGCGGGTGATGCCGTTTGCCGATGGTGGTGTGGTGCAGGGCCCGACCACTTTCCCGATGCGCGGGGGCATGGGGCTGATGGGCGAGGCCGGGCCAGAGGCGATCATGCCACTGGCACGTGGGGCTGACGGCAAGCTTGGTGTGCGTGCCGGGGGCGGGGCGCGTCCGGTCCATGTGGTGATGAACATCTCAACCCCAGATGTTCAGGGATTTCGCAGATCACAAAGCCAGATCGCGGCCCAGATGGGTCGGGTTCTGGGGTCTGGTCAACGGAACCTGTGAGGAGGGGACAAAATGCAGTTTCATGAAGTGAGATTTCCGACGGCGCTGAGCTTTGGCTCTGTCGGCGGTCCCGAGCGACGCACGGATGTGGTCACATTGGCCAGCGGGTTCGAGGAGCGGAACACGCCCTGGGCGCATTCGCGCAGGCGGTATGATGCGGGGATTGGCCTGCGATCAATGGACGATATCGATACGCTGATCGCGTTTTTCGAGGCGCGGCGCGGGCAGATGTACGGTTTTCGCTGGAAGGATTGGGCGGATTTCAAATCCTGCAAACCATCGGCAGAGGTGTCGGCCACGGATCAGATGATCGGGACGGGCGATGGTGCCGCTACGGAGTTTGGCTTGGTCAAATCCTATGTGTCCGGCGATGCGGTGTATACGCGGCCCGTGACCAAACCCGTTGCGGGGCGCGTGAGTGTTGCCGTTGACGGTGTGGTGCTGGATGAGGGTGCCGACTTTACGGTCGATCCAAGCACGGGGGGAATTGTTTTTATGGTGGCGCCGCAGGCAGGCGCGTCTGTCACTGCCGGTTTCGAATTTGATGTGCCGGTGCGGTTTGACACGGACCGTATTCACACGAGTGCGGCGACCTTTCAGGCTGGTGAGGTGCCAGATGTTCCGGTTGTGGAGCTTCGGGTTTGATGCAGGCGACAGAGGCGCTGGCCGCGCATCTGGCCGAGGGTGTGACCACGGTTGCGCGTGCGTGGGACGTTCGGCGCAAGGATGGGCGGCGGTTCGGGTTCACCGATCACGATCTGGATCTAAGCTTTGACGGGGTGATCTTTCGTGCCGATACCGGCATGAGCGCGGCGGCGATCCAACAGGGCACGGGATTGTCGGTGGACAATTCCGAAGCAATTGGCGCGCTAAGCGATTCAAGCGTCACAGAGGCCGATATCGCAGCGGGACGGTTTGACGGTGCCGAGGTTACGGCGTGGTTGGTGAATTGGGCCGATGTCTCGGCGCGTAAGGTGTTGTTTCGTGGGTCTTTGGGCGAAATCACACGAACGGGCGGGGCGTTTTCGGCAGAGCTTCGTGGATTGACCGAATGGCTGAACCGGCCTGTTGGGCGGGTGTTTCAGGCCCCGTGCCTTGCGGTTTTGGGGGATGTGGCTTGTGGCGTCGATCTGGACGCGGACGGCATGTCGGTTGACGCCATCGTGACCGAGATCGGGGTCACAGGCAGTATGACCGTTTCTGGTGCGGACGGGTTTGAGGCCGGATGGTTCCAGCGCGGGCGTTTGACTGTTTTGGACGGCGCTGCAGCCGGGCTCTGGGCAGTGGTCAAACGCGATGTTCTTTACGAGGACGGTGCACGCCAGATCGATCTGTGGGAACCCTTGCGTGCGTCGCTTGCGGTTGGGGATCGGGTCAAGTTGATTGTTGGATGCGACAAGCGCTTTGAGACTTGCAGGACAAAATTTGACAACCTGATCAACTTTCAGGGGTTCCCGGATATCCCGCAGGAAGAATGGGTGCTGATCCATCCAACCGCAACGCGGTCGCGTTCAGGCGGTAGTCTGAGATGACGCGGGGCGGGATCGTCGACATGGCACGCGGATGGATCGGGACGCCCTATGTGCATCAGGCCAGTCTGCGCGGCTGTGGTACGGATTGTCTGGGTCTTTTGCGGGGGATCTGGCGAGAGCTATACGGTGAGGAGCCGGGTGCGGTACCTGCCTATACATCCGATTGGAGTGAACCGCAGGGCGACGAGCACCTGTGGCACGCGTTGCAAGAGCGACTGTTGGCCAAGCCGTTGGATGATGAAGCGGATGGTGATGTGATCCTGTTCCGGATGCGGGATCGCGGTGTGGCGAAGCATCTCGGGCTTCAATCGCGGATCGGTGACGCGGCGCGTTTTATTCACGCCTACTCGGGGCATGGGGTTCTGGAAACCGCGCTTAGCGCGCCGTGGCAGCGGCGTATTGTGGCACGTTTTGCGTTTCCGGACGTTCAATAAGGAATATTTTCATGGCAACTTTGGTTCTATCTGCGGCAGGTGCCGCGCTGGGCAGCAGTCTTGGTGGGTCGGTGCTTGGCCTGTCTATGACAGCGGTCGGCCGGTTTGCCGGCGCGACATTGGGTCGGGCCATAGATCAGCGCATTCTGGGCGCTGGCGGGCGCACCATCGAGACAGGGCGATTGGACCGGTTGCGACTGAGCACGGCGGGCGAAGGGCAGCCGATCCCGGAGATTTACGGGCGGATGCGGGTTGGTGGTCACATCATCTGGGCGACGCAGTTCAAGGAGCATGTTTCCAAGTCTGGCGGCGGAAAGGGTTTGTCGCAGCAACCGACGATCAAGGAATACAGCTATTCGGTCAGTCTGGCCGTGGCTCTTTGCGAAGGTGAGATCACCAGCGTGAATCGTATCTGGGCGGATGGTGCCGAGATCTCGATCTATGATCTGACCATGCAGGTTTATCCCGGATCGCATGACCAGTTGCCGGATCCCAAGATGGAGGCGGTGGAAGGTGTGGGCGCGGTGCCAGCCTATCGCGGCACGGCGTACGTGGTTTTCGAGGATCTGGACCTGAGCCGCTTTGGCAACCGTGTGCCGCAGTTTTCATTCGAGGTCACGCGTCCCGTGCAGGACGACCCTGAAGACGTGCCGTTTAACATTCGCGCAGTGGCGATGATTCCAGGCACTGGCGAGTATTCACTTGCGACCGACCCGGTTGCGCTGGATGGGGGTGCGGGCAAGTCGGACGTTGTTAATGTCAACAGCCCGTCAGATCGCCCGGATTTCATAACGTCGCTGAAACATTTGCAGGATGAGATTCCGGATTGCGGGGCGGCGTCGCTGGTGGTGAGCTGGTTCGGCAGTGACCTGCGATGTGGGGCGTGCGCAATTCAGCCCAAGGTCGAGCAAACCGCGTTGGATTCGTCGGACATGCCATGGGTTGTCAGTGGGTTGACGCGCGAGGATGCCGGGGTTGTTCCGATTGACGAAGGCCGTCCGGTCTATGGTGGCACACCCTGCGATACCTCGGTGGTGCAATCCATTCGGGACATGGTCTCTAAGGGGATGGAGGTGATGTACTATCCCTTTATTCTTATGGAGCAAATGCCGGGGAACGGGTTGCTGAACCCTTGGACGGGCGAGGCGGACCAGCCCAAATTGCCATGGCGGGGCCGGATCACGGCGAGTGTTGCGCCGGGTCAGACAGGTGATCTGACCGGGACAGTGGGGATTGATAACGAGGTTGCGGCGTTCTTTGGCGCGGCCGCGATTGATGATTTCACCGTTGAAGATGAGATCATCACCTTTGTTGGAGACGAGGACTGGGG